AGCCTTGAGTGCTTCCTGCGCGAAGATGGTGTCGTTGAATGAGAGAGTAGCCATGAGATTAGGTCAGTTTTTGATTTGTTAGAGAGTCATTTCCTTTCGGATCACTTTTTGATTAGCCGCGTAAAATGCGGACCGCTCGGCACCCGAAAGGGAATTGAAGATGTCGAGATTCGGGGTCTTGCTCGTTTCGGCAGTGCTGGAATTTCCAGTGTCCGTAAGCGGGTCAGGAAGACCAATCGAAGCGGTAAGTTGCGCAGCTTCGTTGCCGATCTTTTCAGCAGTGATTTGCGCAGCGGCTTCCAGATCAGGAACGCGGGCGGCGATAGCCTCAAGCTCGGTGACGCGGGCGTTTACGGTTGCCAGGTTGTTGCGAAGTTCGGCAGTGGCGGTGGCGGCTTCTTGCAAAGCGGCCTCGGCAACGCTGACCTTGTTGGAGAGTTCGGCAACTTCGCTTTCGCGGTTGGAAACCTCGGCTTTCAAGGTGTCGATTTCCGCCAATGCCTCGGCGCTAGCAGGAGAAGTGAGACGGTCGAGAATATTCATGCTCTTGCCCTTCTTTGCCGTGTCAAATTTGCCGTCGATGATTTTGTCGATGAAGTTCTTGGACTTCGCCTCATCGGCTCCCATCCAAGTCTCCTTCTTCATCATGTCGCGGATTTCTTCAGAGTCTCCGCCGGTCTTGCTTGCGTAGATGTCGGCAATCTCGCCGCTGATCTCGTCGAGTAGCTTTGCAGCCCGAGCCATGTCTTCGGCGTTACCGGCGACGACGTTGCTGGCTTCGTGGATCATCATGCGCCCGCCCCTAACCATGCGGATCTTGTCCGCGCCCATCGCGATGACGGATGCCATGCTTGCGGCCAGGCTGTTGATCGTAGCGGTGACGAAAACCCCGCGCCCGCGAAGCTCAAGAAGAGCATGGTAGAGCTTATATCCATCCAGCACGCTTCCGCCGGGACTGTGAATCTCCAGATCAAGCGTATCGGCGGCATTTTCGATGCAGTTGGTGATCTCGCCGAAATCCGCGCCGTTTGCCGCTGCCTTCGCGCCAAATACCAGTCCGATCTCGTCGATTAACCGGGTCATTGAGTCGGGATTCACGGACTCGTTCAAGCGGACCTTGCCCGCCTTGTTTTCAATCGTCAGAATTTCCATCGTCTTCAGTGGTTGGTTTTTTGCCGGATGCTTCCATTTGATCCGCGCTTTGTTCGTTAGGTGTAAGCATGGACATCTCGCGGTCCTCGATTTCGACGCCGTCGATGCTCCATTTTTCCGCCGCCTTCTTGCGCAGGTAGATTTCGCGGGCGCGGGCGTCGTAATGCTCCTCAAGTGTCTTGCCGTAGTCTCCGAGGATGTCTTCATGGTTGACGTATCCGGCCCGCCATCCCTCGATCTGCTCTTTCGACATCCGGCCATCGTCGATGGTCAGCTTGCGTGGCATCGTGAAGCTCCACTTATACCATTCCGGCGACTGCGGCAGGACTCCGAGCTTTTGAGCTTTGGCAACCGCCCATGAAACAATCGCGAGAGCGGGACGCATGAGGAGCGATTGCCGGTCCTCGATTGCGCGTTGAGCTTTCGCGATCTCGTGGCGCTCCGCCGTGCCTTGTCCGCTGGCTTTCCATACCATTGCGTAGGGCCAGTTCACGCCGGCCAATGCGCCACGGATGATCCGGTCTTGGAAGTTTTCCCATGCCTCGCCTGGGCGTGGATTGTGGAAAGTCTCTAGCTTGCTCCCGCTGTTGGCGCGGTAGTAAGTGTTCATCGGGCCGTTGATGTTCTCAACTTGGACGCCTGGGTTTTGCCCTCCGCTGCTAACTGCTCCGGTCAGCGCGAATGCCGGATCTCCGGTGTCGGGCGCGCCGGTTTCGTTCCACTCGATGAATACGCGACCCGAAAGCATCGCCTGCGCCATCGTTTCGAGGTCGTGCGATTGCATCGCGTCCCGAAGCATGTTGAGCGATGGAGTAAACGCCGGAAGTCCGCGCCCTTGCTCTTGCCATGACGGGTCGTAAACGTGGATGGCATCACGGAAGGAAACCCATTGAATGAGGTTTAAATCCTCGTCGAGATAGGCAAAGGCAATTGGAGTCCCGACGCGGTTGTAAACGATTCCGTCTGTCAGTCGCGCATTCCGGTATAGACCTTCCTTAATTGTCCCGTCTTGGATCTTGTTTGGCGATCCGACGCGATGGCAGGGAATGTGCTGGATTCGGGGGAATCCTTCCTTGGTTTCGGTCAGAACGATGAACGCTTCGCCGTCGCGGTCGATGGCATCGGAGAGCAAATAAAGCTCCGTCTTGAAATCAAAAACCGGCCCGCGAAGATCGCAGAGAGGGTAGAAAATCTCCGTCAACCACGCGGTCGCGGCGTCTCCAAAAGCTTTGTCTTCGCCTGTAAACTTAGGTGCCCACGCTTTGCCGATGGAATACATCGACTTTTGTTCGACCGCGCCGGAAAGGATCGGCTGATTCAAATAAAGGCGACGAGACGCGGAAACCAGCGTTTGACGGTCGATTGACGGGACAAGCTTGCCGATGTCCTGGAGCTTGACCGGTTCCCATGGTCGCATTCCGGTGTGGCGAGCCGCGCCGCGTGCGACGACGTGGCCGTATTGGTTCGCAAACGGACTGCCGTATTGGTCGAGGATGGCCATAAGTTAGTATCGCGGGAAGGTTCGATTGCTCGGTCGCGTGTTTGCCGAAAGCCCGGTCAGCGCCATCCGCATTGCCGTGATCCGGTGTTGTTCCGGTAGTCCGACGGTCTTTTGCATTGAGACGTTGTTCTTGCTCGCGCTCGTCACGTTGTCGGTTCCTCCCTTTGTCAAAAGACCCGACGAAACTGCCGACGAAAGCGCGGTTTCGATCTCCGCAATCCGAAGAGCGTCCCCGCGCGCGTAGTCGTAAAGGTCTTGTGCTGCCTGCAATGCGCTCCCGGCCATTACAAGGGGTCGGGTGTCAAAGTTTGACAGGGTGACGAAAAAAGCTTGCGCGGGTCGCAGGTTTCTGGAATTGGTCGCGGCACGCTTTCGTGAGGCGCAACAAACCAGATCAGCAACAGCCTTCGGGCTGGCTCTCAGGGGGTTCTGGCCCCATCACGACTGAGGGTCAGCCCGTGGGCTTTTTCGTGAACAAAACAAACCAGATGGCTACCAAGAAAAAACAAGAAGAGACAGTCGCGGTGCATATCAGCGCCCCGAAAATCGAAACACTCAAGGTCCGCATCGTCGGCACGGCTCCATACGTCCAGCTCCGGTTTTCGGAGAAGGCGATTAATGCCATGTCTGAAAAGATGATGGCGGGATCGCAGGCGACAAAGAAAAAAGCACGGGAGGCTCGGGATTTCGACGAGGATTTCCGGCAGGCTCTCCACGTTTCCGACGAAGGGTGGCACGGCATTCCAGCCGGGGCATTCCGCGCTGGCATGATCGACGCTTGCCGCCTTGTAGGGTTCAAGATGACTCAGGCCAAGATGAGCGTTTTTGTCGAGGCTGACGGGTTCGACAAGGTCGATGCCGTCCCGCTCATCAAGATCAAGGGCAAGCCAGAACCGTCCAAGATGCACGTTCGCAATGCCACCGGCGTTTGTGACCTGCGCGTTCGGGCTAAGTTTTGGCCATGGTCCGCGGAAATCCGAATCAGCTACGACGCTGACCAGTTTTCCGCGAACGACGCGATCAACCTCATCAACCGGGTCGGCGCACAAGTCGGGGTTGGCGAGGGTCGCCCGTTTTCCAAGAACTCCGCCGGCATGGGCTGGGGCACCTTCCGCATCGAAGATTGATTGTCAACGCCACATCGCAGGCTGGGCAAGGCCAGACGAGGTCAGGCGCGCAATCGCATGTTACGGCAGGCACGGCACGGCTCGGCGGGGCTGGGCACGGCGCGGCAAGGCAGGCGTGGCTTGGCAAGGCGAGGCGGGGCATGGTCAGGCCGGGCGTGGCAGGCAACACACGGCGTGATGGGCATCACTATAAAAGGCCCGCATTCTCCACCATGAAAACGAAACCAAATGAGACAGCATCTCTCGAGGAACTCCTTGGGAAGATCGCGCAGAAACACGGCGGGACATTGACGCCGGAACAAGTGCTAAAAGCGGCGGCCCCGAAAAGCTCGCCGCTCCATCAGCACTTCCAATGGGATGACACGGAAGCGGCCAAGCAATATCGCTTGATGCAGGCCGGCCAACTCATCCGCCGCGTTCGCATCACCTACGCTCCGAGCGAAGGCCGGGAATTCCGAGTCCGCGCCTTCGTCAACGTCACACCGGAAGCGTGCGAAGACGAAAGCCCGCGAGGTCATTACGTCTCTTTCGAGACGGCAATCGGCATCCCGAACTACCGCGAGCAACTGCTGGCAAATGCGCGGCGGGACGCTGAGACTTTCAAGCAGAAATACGCCACGCTTGAAGAGGTGCTCCCAATCATCCAAGCCATCGACGCAGGCTTGGCCCGGTAGGCCCGCAAAGGCTCGACTCGTCATGGCAGGCGTGGCGGGGCTTGGCCCGGCATGGCAGGGCGGGGCTTGGCACGGCAGGCGAGGCGTGGCGTGGCTTGGCATGGTCAGGCTTGGCATGGCAGGCTAGGCTAGGCGAGGCCAGGCGGGGCGAGGCGGGGCAAGGCGCGGCAGGCTAGGCACGGCGGGGCGCGGCAAGGCGAGGCGCGGCAGGCAAGGCGTGGCCAGGCTTGGCCGGGCGCGGCCAGGCACGGCAGGCAACACACGGCGACCTAAGCAGGTCTATAAAAGGCTCACTTTACCTCTTCCATTGCGACGAGAACCTTGAATATACATGCCGCTACAACTCCAATCACCTCAACGTCCCAAAGGTGATTCGGTGCGTGCTGCTTAACGAGTTCCCATCGCCACAAGCCCGGTTTCACCTCGCGCTTTTGCTCGTTCTGCATCTGCGCGTGGTAGTTCTTGGACGCATCCACAGGCACTCCGAAGCTGCCGCTACCCATCAATGCCGTGAGCCGGTCCTTCGCCAGCAGGTTGGAAAACGGAATAATCTGGTAAGCCTGACCGGCGGAAGAAATGCAGTTGATGTAGTCGCCGAAGATCCGGCGATACTTCTTTTCTCCGTATCGCTTGACGTAGCCGTCAACGTCGGCGCCTTTTGTAAGGTTCCAAGGTTTCGGGTCGTTCGGTGTCGCTGACTTCATCGCCTCGTTGGCAACTTCCTCCTGCTGGTATCCGCAGTCCACAAAGACGCATCGGTTCTCGACGCCGAAACGCTCTTGCAGGTATCGCACGTTGTCCCATGTCTCAACGCGTCCCTCCCAAAGTAGCCGTGACTGCCCGCCGATCTTCCAAGCGCGGATCCCGACCCATCGGTGGCCCTTCTGGTTGTCCACGGTCATGAACCGGAAGTCCTCCAAGTCCCATTTCGTGCCTTCGTGAAACTCATTCTTTGAGTAGGGATCGCCAGTGTCGGTTAGCCTGGGCGTGTCAGACGGCGGCGACCAGAACGACGCGAAACGCTGCGTGATGATCTGCTCCAGCTTCTCAAGCTGTCCGTTTTTCTTCTCCTCGTTGGCGACGATCCATTCCTTCACGATGTCCGACCAGCGGTAACGCCAGACGGTCATGAATGTAGCCCTCAGCGTCATTCGCTCTGGCATGAATCGCCCTTCGTCCCACACCGGACGGCACTTTGCCCACTGTCGCCGGTTGTATTCGGTGTCCTCAAACTCCGTCCCGCAGTGCGGGCATTTCAAGCGGACGGTGGCGAAAATGGCGGGCCAATCCAGTTCCTCGTTGCCGTCGCGGATTGTCTCGTATTGGAAATTCTTCCAGTCAAAAACGTGACCGGTTGAGCAGTGCGGGCAGAGATGTTCCAGCTCATGCCACTTGCCGTCCTTCGCGTGCTTGTGCCACTCGGTTCCCTCGTTTCCGCCCTGGGACATCAGCAGGTTCTTGCGGTTCCACCTGCCGTGATGGCGCTTCAGCAAAAAGCCAATCATGCCGTCGTCCCATCGCCAGCACTCGTCTCCAGCGGTGTTAACCATCGACTTCTCTTGCAGGTCGGTCACGTTGGCGGCTCCCGCGAAGAAGTTCATGTGCCGGAAAATGACGCTGTCCTTTTTCCAGTTCGACCGCTCCGGGCCGGTCGGGATGTAGTCGCGGGTCAGCGGCGATGTCTGCCACACTTTTCTCATGCGGCTTTCCATCCAGTCCTTAACCATGTCCGTTGTCTGCCCGATCACGAGAGTATCCCCGGGTTCAACGGCGACGATGCGGGTGCACCATGATTCAAGGATGGCCGTCTTGCCGAATCCAACGCAGGCAATCAACGCAATCTCCCGCACCTCGGAATCCTCGATCCAGTCGAAGATCGCGCCGTGAGCCGGGACGGCGTCGAGCGAATAACGCGCTCCTTCCGGTGAGTTGGGCAGGTAGACGTTCTCGCTGACCCACTCGCGGAGCGGCATCTCAGGCGGCGGGCGAACACCGACCCGAAAGCCGTCAAGGTAAGGTGTCGGGCGCATATTGGGAAAGCTCCGTCAGCTTTTCGCGGGCGTATTTGTCGATGGCTTTCTTCACCTCGCCAGCTGGCCGGCCAGCTAAGACCGGGGTAAGGTCGCCCGCCATCTTCAGCATCATTCCCTGAAGGACTAGCCCGAGCTTCTGGCCATCTGCCCGCTGAGACTCCTGCGAAACGAACAGTCCGCGTTCGACTTCAAGCTCGTGTTCTTTTAAGTCGGCCTCCGCTTTGAGCTTCCGTAATTTGACGCCGGCCAAGTCCTCCGATTCGTTCTTTTTCTCTTGGATCTTGGAAGCCCGCGCCATGAGCGCCGTGAGGTCGTAAACGTTTACGCCTTCCTTCTCCCATTCGCGGATTGATCGCGTGGTAACGCCCGCCAGGTCGGCAAGTTCGGCCTGCGTGCGGTTTCCTTTAGTGGGTGCTGCCATGGATTATGGGAAGGACGGTTCAAAAGTTGTCATACAAGAAGCGCGGAATGCGCCCTA